ACGCCAGTCGCGGAAGATATGTCGTCGACGATGAGACGATAGAAGTCGGTCGCGCGATATTTGCGAGCGGTTAAGTTTGTGTCCGCATAAAAACGACGGTTCGCCATTTTGTCGATGGATCGAGAAGCGGCTTCGATACCTTGTTCGATGACGAGCGTCTCGTTTGCCGTGATCGTATCCATACCGACGTAAGCTTGGAACGCGGCGACCGTTGTATATCCGTTCGTGACTGCCACGTTTTACCGCTTTCTAGTAGGCGCTTTTTTTGCTGGACTTTTCTTTACTTGTTTCGGAGCGACGGGTTCCGTTTTTGCGATGGTGTCAAGCCGATCCGGAACGGGAGAACCGCCGTCCGTCGAGAGAGGGTTCGAGCCGAACCGGCTTAACTCTTGGCGAACTTGGTTCGCGCGATCAGTAAGGCCACGCGCGACAAGACTAGCTAGTTCTTGCTCGAGGGCTTTTAGATAATTTTGGTTCATAGTTCCGAGTCCTAGTTCGGATCGTCTCAAGGAAGAACGATCCGAACTAGGTAGCTAGGCAACGATTAGAAGGTCGGAGTTACGAGACCGGTTCCGCCGATGATCGCTCCCGATAGTGGGTAACGCTGGGCGGTGAACGCCGAGAAGCCGAAGAGAACGATTCGGATCGCGACCTTTCCGTCCGGTTGCTCGAACCGTACGTATGTTGGCATACCCGGAGCTTCCCACAAGTGCATCTCGTCGGCGGCGACGATGTAGATAAGGTCTTCGTTTGCGCCGGCTCCGTTCGTGGTAGTGACGTTTGCGTCGGTGATGATCGGGAGACCCAGCATTGAGTACTGGCCCGAAGAACCGTAGCCGAGGCCAGAGAACGTGCCTTGCGCGTTCATTGGGCCATTGGCATTAGGTACGACGAGAGGACGTCCGGTCGAGTCTACTGCGGCGAGCAAGAAGCCAAGTCGGCGCGGGTGCATAATGATATGGGTCGGGCCGGCGAAGTAGTTCGACTGGATCCTCTGGATACCGTCTACGAGTTTTGGATACAGCTCGGCGGCGGTTGGGCTCGCGTCGGTGTAAGTAATTACTTGCGTGTAGGCGGTAGTCATACCGGTAGGCGTTCCGCTTGAGCCGGAACCGTTAAGGATTCCGTCGTCTAGCTTCGTGTGATACGCACGAATAAGATCGGCGAGTACGACTTCTTCGATGTTTGCTCCGCGGAGGATCGCTTGCTTTGAGACGTCTTGCATACCGGAGATCGTGTTCACGTTCACGGTTAAGAGTGTGTCGTCAATGTTTGTTTCTGTCGCGGTGTCGTTCTCCGAAGCTTGGTAGCTAACTGCGGTTCCGGTGGTGACGCGTGAGATGTTGACGGTCATACCCTGAACTGGGAGTACGTGCTTTCGCGCGATGTCTGCCGTCGGGCGTCCAGCTCGTGCGAGTGGTGCGTAGAGGTCGATCAAGTATTGAGGAACGACAAGGCCGGCGAAGGCTGCGGTTCCGACGTCGCGCTTCTCGAGCTTGACTTCGCGGTTATAGCGCGAGATTCTTTCGGCGGCGTCGTAGTCGCTTCCGAATTGTGCGGACATAGCGTCGGCGAGGAACGAGTTCTCTCCGCGAGCGTGATAAGTCGGTTCTTCGGCGGTGACTTTCCAGCCTCCGACGTTACGAACTTCGACGTCTCCGTCTACGCGCTTGGCGAGCTCGGCGGCTTTTTGGTTGCGGACTTCGAGTTCGGAGATCTGCTCGATACGTGCGTCGAGTTTTTCGATTTCGAGCGCGAGAGCTTGTACGTTGGCGACTTCGATCTCGTTTAGATCGCGGTCTTCTTCGCTTGCGCGGTTAAGTGTTGCGTCGACGAGTTCGGCTTTTGCGGAACGCTTTTCGCTTAGGTTATTGAGGAATGGGTTAGACATTGGAGAGAGTCCTTTTCGGGAGTTGCCGGTATGGGTTTATCCGGGTGTCGCTACCTATCGGGACGGGTGTCGCTCTTGGCGAGGTGCGTCTACGATTCGGTCGAGGTGCGGCCTACTGGAATAGTAGCGGAAGGTTATTCGCTAGTGGTGGATTCTAGTTCGGCGAGGATCGCTTCGGCGAAGCTCTTCCCGGGGTCGCCTCCCCAGAGAGCCCACGCGATCCGACCGGCGGAAGGGTAGCCGGGTTCGCCACGATCGAACCCTTGTCCTTGTTTGTCGACTTCGTGCCGGGCGAAGAAGGACGCCATTCGTCCGATCGTTTCTCGGGAAAGGTTCTCTCGGTTGATAATCGAGGACGCTCGAGCGACTCCGACTTCGGTTCCGCCTCGACCGTAAGCTCGACGCCATTCGAGGCCGCGTCGCGCTTCGGCGACCATAGCGTCAGTCGGTGGATATCCTTCGGCGCGATATACGTCTTCGTCTTCTTCGTGTTCTTCTTCTTCGTAAGGTTGCCACGCGTTACAGTAATAGCCGCCGTCGACGTAATCGTCCCAGCGCGTACAGTAGGCGAGCAAGTTTTCGCCGGCTTGCTGGACTTTGTCTTCGTTAAAGTAGGCGCAATTACCGCAAGCTCTACCTTCGGGAACGTCGCGAGATAAGGCCGGACGATAGTTCGTAGGTAGTGCTCGATCTTGAGCTTCGGCGATGTTAAGCGCGGCGAGTTGGGCGACGGCTTCGCGTCTAGTTGTATGGCAACCGGCGAGAGAACCGTCCGCGTCTTTTATGACTGCGTAACCGGAACGACATTCTTCGTTATTGGTTTCTATATGCCACGGCATAGCGTTAGTCGATATCGGGCGTTAAGACTCGAACGTCTTCGGTACTTGCCGCGACGATTCCGTATAAAGTTTGTCGGCTTGGAATAATGATCTCGAGCGGCGAGGTGTGCTTTTCCGTGTTGAGTCCGTTAGCTGTTGTAACGGTTTCGCTACCGAGATAGACGGTCGCGTTTCCGACTACGTGTAGATATACGCTTCGGTGAGTGTCGTCGGCGGCGACGAGTAATGTCGGAGATGTTGTAACGGTTACGGCAGATGAGCGCATTATCGGCGGATCTTGGAGATTACGTTTTCGAGTTGTGCGAGGTTCGGCTTTTCGATGACGTCACGAACGGAAGAAACGGTAGCCGATTCTCCGTACGCTCCGAAAGTTACGAGCGACACTTCCGCGAGATGGGCTTTTACTCTTTCGATTACGCCGTTCGGACGCTTGCGATCTTTAAGCGGTAAGAAGCCGACGCTTAGATTTGTTAGTACGCCGTCTCGAACGAGTTCGAGTATTTGGTCGCCGCGATCCGTTTTACTTACCCGGAACTCTCCGTAGAGTCCGCGTTCGTCTTCTCGTAGAACGTGAGCTCTACCGATCGGAAGGTTTTTTGCGTCGTGGCCTTGTAAGAGTTTTACGCGATGAGCGGCGCGAGTTACTGCGTCGAACGCTCCACGGACGAAGACTTCGGTTAGGCCCGGGTGGATCTTTTGTTCGACGTCATACGGGACACATATTCCGCATACTGTCCGACCGTCTAGTTCGGTTCGTATCTCAAGATCTAGTTCGTAACTTCTTTGTTCCATTGTTTATATCTCCTCGCTAAGAGGGTTCGGTTCCGCAAGTGCGGAAGTTGTTTCGGCTTCGCCGATCGAGGGACGGTTCTCGAAGTCGGTTCGTACTTCGTCGACGGTGAGGAATCCAGACTCGAGCGCGATCTTATGCGCTTGATATCGGGAGAGAGTATCGGATCGGAGTAACGCGTCGACGTTAAACTTTGCGTACTGTCCGCGCGGCAGATAGTCGGTAAACGTGGCCTCGATACGTGAGAGCCACGGAGTAAGACTCCAGCGTAGAAGACTTTGGTTTTCTTGTTCGATGTTTGCGTACGTGCGCGAAGAGTTCGGAGCGCCAATATACGAGCCGGGGATCCCGAGCATATTTGCGACTTCCGTTAGAGAGAACGTACGGGACTCGACGAGTTGGGAGTCTTTCGCGTTGTCGGATAGTTGCTCGAACTTGATCGACTCGTTAAGTACTGCCGGTTCGCGTGACGTTCCGCCGTAATGGCGAACCCACATAGCTTTTAGTAGATCGGCTTCGTCTTGATCGAGGTCGGGATTCGTCGAGTATAAGATTCCGGTCGGTTGAGCTCCGCCGTCGAAATACTTCGCGGCGTATTCTTGGAGAGCGATCGCGATTCCGAGTCCTTGCTTTTGTGCGGAAAGTATTCCAGCGCCGGCAACGTGGCCCGGTAACGAGAAGCCTTTAACGTGCATTACTTCGGACTGATCGTATTCGCGGTCGTCGACTTTGTAAACGAGACGTCCTTCGCGGCGAAGAATTGTTACGCGGTTTGGTGCTACTGGGTAGAGCGAGTCGGGATATCCGTTCGCGCCGGGTTCACCTAAGACGGCGACATAGTTTCCATAGATAAGAAGGGCCGAGACCATAGCCGCGATTGTTTCGACGCGTGTCTCTGCTGGGTATGGTCGCTCGAGTAGTGACGGAGTGGGGTCGAGTCTTTGATCTCCGCGGTATGCGTGAAACGGTAGAGCGGCGATCGCGTCGGAGATAAGGGTTACGCCGCGCCAGATTCCCGGAACCGATAAGACGGCGGTTTCGTCTACGAAGACTCCAGAGTAGACCGTATCGTAGAATCGAGATACGCGTCCTAGAGAGTCGACGTACGCGTTCGGCTGGGCCGGCGGAACGAGTTGTCTTTTTAAGAGTTTTCCGAGTGCCATACGTTTAACCTCGTTCCGCGAGTGCGCCGAAGATTACGAGCGCGAGTCCGCCGAAGATCGAGCCGATGATCGGCGAAAGAGTGAAGAGAGCCACGCCTATAACGATAGTCCCTAAGTACTGGGCGAGTGTTGCATAGTTCACGATTAGAAGATCCTCGGCTTTCCGGGTTGCTTGTTTTTATTGTAGGTCGCATAGTGCCACGCGATCGTAAGCGCGTAGAGCGGCGTAAGGTCGATATCGGGAACGACTCGAGCCCAGAGCCAAGACTGACCGACGATCCGCTTTCGCGCTCCGGAGACTGCTCGGACGATTCGGTCGTCGCTTTTTATGTTGAGCTTCTTATCGAGTAGCGCGTCGTAAACGAGGCCGCAAGACGCGACCATATCTCGAGTCGAATACTTCTCGACTTTTATTCCCAGCTTCTCTAGTGGATCTATGAGGGAGGCCGCCGGCCCGTAGCCGTCGATTACGACTTGAGCTTTCCATCTTCGGGAGAGATCGAGTACCCGTTGAGCGACCCAGCTTACGCCTTCTCGATTCTCGATAAGTTCGCAATTCCCGGACTCGTCCGCGACCACGATCGAGGCGCTAGAACGATCGAGAGCTACGTCTACGCCGAAGACGAGACGTCCAGTCGGTGATACTTTCGCGTTCATATTGGCAAGAAGGACTTTCTCGGGGATCATCGTTTCGGTCGAGATCTGCCATACGTTAAGGTATGACCGACGGAACTCGCCG